AAGCTCCGAGCCTTGTCCTGCGCCTGTTTGCGGGGGAGTCCGTCCCATCGTTGCTCTTTCAGGGCGACATTGGAAAGAGGCAGATCAAGACTGCGTGGAATGCCCCGGACCAGGTGACCACCATCGAATGCGGGGATGCGAGGAAGGCCACCCGCGAGGCCTCATTCAACCGCTCCTATCCGGCCGGGACTCCGCACACCCTCATCTTGACCGACCTCTGCGCGACCCTTGCGCTGCAGGGGGTTGTTGTCGGGTACGTTGACCCCGCCCTCGTGCCAGTCACCTACGCTGGGGGGTTCTACGCATGCGGGAAGGCGCGCAACTCGCTCTCGCAACTCTGCGATGACCTCGGGGCCGAGTGGTCGATTCAGGACGGCATCTTGAACATCGTCGCCGAGGGCTCTCCCTTGCCCGGTGCCGCCGTTGTCATCTCCGCCCTCTCGGGGATGCGCGGGTCGCCAGAGCGCACGGACAAGGGAATCTCGGTGGCGACCAAGCTATGCCCCCAGATTGGCTGTGGTAGGATTGTGAGCGTGGTCTCGAAGGTCGTCACGGGATTCTACCGCGTGACGAAGGCGAGCCACGAGGGCGACTCCCGGGGGATGTCCTGGGAGACGAAGTTGGAGGCAGTGCCGCTATGACAGCTCAACGAATCGCACGAATCGCGCACGAGGTGAACAGGGCCTATTGCTTGGCGATCGGCGATGCAAGCCAAACGTCCTGGAAAGACGCTCCGAAGTGGCAACGAGATAGCGCAATTGCTGGAGTTCGTTTCCATTTGGACAATCCCGCGTCAACGCCGGAAGACAGTCACAAATCGTGGTTGGCGGTGAAGGCGGCCGATGGATGGTCGTACGGACCAATCAAGGACCCGGCGACGAAACATCACCCGTGTTTTCGGCCGTACGCCGAACTTCCGCCGGAGCAGCAGACCAAAGATCACTTGTTCATTACCGTAGTCCGCGCATGCATGGATTCGGAGGATGTTTCGCTGTGACCGCGAAGCCCGAAAGCAAGCCGACCATGGGGGAGATGTTGGAGGCGGTCTTTCGGTCGCACGCCGAGAGCACCCGCGGGGCGATGCCTGCCACGGTCGTTGCCTACTCCTTCGCGACCGGGCGCGTTGATGTTCAGCCCGCAACGCAGGTGTACGTGGAGGGCGAGCTCCAGGAGCTTCCCGTTCTCACCGGCGTTCCAGTCCTCTTCCCTGGCGGATTGCTCGGATCGCTGGTCATCCCTCTCTCCCCTGGCGATGGTGTGTGGATTGCCCCGGGTGAGGTGGACATGTCCGCCTATCTCGCGACGGGAACCCCCGCCCTTCCCCCCGCGACGAAGCGCCGTTTCTCGCTGGCTGATTGCGTGGCGATTCCAGGGCTCAGGAGCCTCTCTGCGCCCCTTCCAGTCGGGTCGGCGGATGCAAGTGCCACCGTCATCCGAAGCGCGGATTTGAGGCTTGGCAGCGCCCTCGCTGTCGACCCCGTGTCGTTGCAGTCGAAGGTTGCGACTGCGCTCGCGGCGGTCAAAGCCTGGTCGCTCCTTGTCGAGGCGTTCTGCAACGGAATCGTGCCGGGGACCTTCAACCCCGGGACGACGCTGTTTGCGCCAGATGGAGTTGCTCCCCTGACCGGGGCGCTCAAGGTGAAGGGGGAGTGATGGATCTCTTTCTCGACCGCACGAACAACGACCTTGAGTTGACCGCCGATGGCGACCTCCGTACCATCGACGAGAAGGAACTGGTGGCGCAAGCCATCTACAACACCCTCCTCACCCGCCGCGGGGAGTGGATGTTCGACCTCTCCTTCGGGGTGCCGTACCGGGGAACCATCATCACCCGCACCCCGAACCTCGATGTCATCCAGGCCACGATTCGCGCAATCGTCATGAGCGTCGAGGGCGTCAACAGCATCCTGCAACTCGAGACGGCGTGGAACAAGGCGACGCGACTCCTGACCGTGACCATCGCCGTTGACACTCCATGGGGGCTTGCTCCCCAAGTCGTGGTGTAGCTATGCCCTTCGGACTTTCGCCAACTGGATTCACGGTCAAGCGACTTGCCGACATCCGCCAGGATCTTCGGGATGCCATCGCCGCATCTTCCTACTTCGGCAAGAAGGCTCAGACCGGCGCGGCCTATGCTCTTGGCGTGATTGCCGATCTCGTTGCCGTCCCCCTCGCGTCCCTCTGGTCTCTCGGGCAGAGCATCTACGACCAGTTTCGGCCCGGAGCGGCGGAAGGGGCGCAACTCGACAACGTAGCATCCCTCGTCGGCGTTGTGCGCCTTCCCGCCACGCACAGCATCGGGGTCGTCACCCTCGCTGGTGTTGTCGCCACGGTGATTCCCTCGGGCTCGAGATGCAGGGTGACTGCTGGCCCCATTTTCGAGACCACCGAGGATGGCACTGTAGGTGGCGGCGGGACTGTAGACGTGGACTGCCAGAGCATCGACACCGGGCCGATTGAAGCCATCGCAGGGGCGATTGATGCCATCGTCACCCCGGTTGTGGGCTGGACTGGAGTTGTCAACGCCGCCGATGTGGTTCCCGGGCGGGACGTGGAGACGGACGCGGCTCTCAGGATTCGACGGGAGCAAGCCGTGGTGCGGCCGGGCTCGTGCACAGACCAGGCAATCCAGGCAGACCTTGAAGCCCTCGAAGATGTCATCGCCGCCGTCGTGCTGTCCAATCGCACCCTTGTCGTTGATGGGTACGGAAGCCCCGGAAAGAGTTTCCTCACGGTCATCCATCCGAACACCGCAGATCAAGACGCCATCGCGACGGCCATCTGGCAGAACCTGCCCGCCGGCATCTACTCCCACGGCCTGGACGTGGTGAAAACCTTTACGGACTCCCGAGGATACGCCCAAGTGGTGCGGTGGTCTTGGGCCTCGCAGCTCGTCCTTCACGTCGAAGCCGTCCTCACCTACTCAGCCCCCTACAATCCCGTCGTGAGTGACGACCTCGTTGCGGCGGCGATTCTGGCCGAGTCGGCATTCTTCGCGGTCGGCGGGGATGTGGAGGTTGACGACTTCGTGGCGGCAATCTCGAGACGAACGGACGCGGGACTGAAGGCGATCCCTGGCATCGTGACCCTACAGATACGCGTGAAGTTCGGCGGCGTTCCTGGCCCCGGGGACATCGTCAACCTCGCTGTTGCCATCACGGCGATTGCTACCCTGGACGCTGGCGACATCACCGTCACCTCAACCCCGGCTTGACCATGAGCGAGCAAGCACGAAACGCGGTCGGAAATGCCCCTAGGACAGCGAGGACAGTCTACCCCAGCCCTCGCCAGGGTATCACCCCTGCAATCGATTCTAGGGGCATTTCCGCTCGTCTTTCGGGCATTCGTGAGGAGGGCTGACAGTGAGCCTCGCCACCATCACAGACCACGTCGCCCGCACCCTTGCGAATCTCCCGAGCCGGTTCTCCGCCTCGGCTCGACTCCGGGCCCTCGTCTCCATCCTCGCCACCGAGTGTCAGGTGTTGGAGGATACCCTCTGGGATCTCATCGCGGACCGGATGCTCTCGACCGCGGCGGGCGTGCAACTCGACGCGTACGGGGAGCTCGTTGGACAACCGCGCCTCGGGGGATTCACGGATGACGAGTACCGAGCCCTGATTTCTGTGCGAATCCAGGCCAACCGAACGAGCGGCGAAGCGGAGACCGTGATTGACATCATCTCCAAGCTCGTCGGGGTCAACGCCCGGTATCGCCAGAAGGGGCAGGCCAACTACTCGATGGAGTGGGAAGTTCCTGTCGGCATCTCCGCCGCGATGGTCACCTGCATCAACGACCTCTGGCCGGTCATCACCGGCGCCGGAATCTCGTGGTCGGCTGTCGAGGGGACGACTGGCGCCTTCCGATTCGACTCTGGCCCGGGCTTCGACGTTGGGAAGCTCGGCCGAAGGATTGACGTATGACGGAATTCAACAACATCCCCGCCCCTGGTGACACCACCGAGCTCGAATGGAACACTGGCCCTGGTGCCGAGCCCAACAATCCCCCGGCCGCAGGACAGATGCAGGCGGGGTACGCGGCGAACGAAGTTCCGGCGTCCGATGAATGGAACTTCCGATGGAAGCGCGAGCAAGAGTACCTCCTGTGGCTCGCGCAGAATCACCCGCGCGCATTCCCCACCGTGGCCGATGGGATTGCGGCGCTCGGCCTCGTTGCGTCCGGTGACATGTTCTCTGTCCGCCCGTGGGCCACGCAAGCCCAGGGAACACGGGAAGACTGGCACGCACACGGGGTGCGGAACGGGATCTGCACCGATGGGCTCCGGGCCTACGGGTTCAACGGGCAGGACCTCTACGGCTACGAGGGGAGGCAGACCAATCGCTGCGACCAACTCTGGACCACGAGCCCCATCGGTGAGAACGTGTCCGCCATGAACTGCTCTGGCGGCGGAGTGATGGTCGGCTATCAGAGCGGGGCAGGGCTCGAGAAGGTCGGCACCGTTGACGGCTCGGACGGATCATCCATCGCAACGGAGTCGTTCGCCGGGGCCTTCACCGTCAACTCCGTGGCGTGCCAGTCCGATGGGTACAGGAGCTGCTTCACGCATGGGAACCTCCTCGAGATCCGCGACAACTTCCCACTGCTGACGGACCCTCTCTCCTACGACCACGGGGCACCGATCAATCAGTGCTGCATCTCCGACGAGTACGCCTACTACGTTGGGGAGCCCGGGGTCGGAGGGGGAAGCGCGACCCATGATGTCGTCTGCATCCGCCTGTCCGATGGCGCGCGGGTCTGGAGTCGCACCCTCGGATCCGCCGCCCCGAACGAGCCGCATTCGGTCTGCACCGATGGCGACTTCGTTTATGTCGGGGGAGGAAACTGGGCGATGTGGATGGGCTTCCCGTTCTGGCCAGCCACCAACGACTTCCTGGCGTGCCTGGACCGCTTCAGTGGTGAGCCGGTCTGGATGAGGGCGCACCACTTCGGCGCCTTCCCGAACAAGATCGCCGTCGATGACAAGCTCCTCTGGGCGGCGAACCTGTCTGGGGCTGGCTCGGGTCTGATGGCCTACGACAAGCGCACCGGCGCCGGGCAGTTTTTCGTCCCCGCCACCATCCTGAACCTCATTACCGGATTTGCCTGCGACGGGGCGGGAATCTGGGCGGCCGGAGATGTGAACGGCGGAGGCGTGCAAGGGCTCGGGTACTTCACGCGCGGGCTCGGGCATCAGTTGTTCGTGAAGAACGGCAACGGGGACCGATTGATCAAGCCGCTCTGGACCCTCGCCAACCCACTGATTGGGCAATGACCATGAGAAACGGCATCGACATCTCGACCTATCAGGACCCTGCGAAGCTCGACTACGCCGCAGCGCGGGCCGCCGGCGACTGCGACTTCGCGATGGTGAGGGCGACCTTCGGCTGCTCTGGTGTCGACAAGCACGCCGCGAAGCACGGGGAAGGGGTGCGGGAGTGCGGGGCCGACCTCGGGTACTTCAGCTTCGCGCACCCATCCAAGACGCGGGCGGGAGGAGCGAGGGGGCAAGCCGAGCACTTCGTCAACACCGTGCTTACCCTTCCCTCTGATACCATTCGCCCAGCCCTCGACTTGGAGGATGGAGCCAAGGCCCTCTCCCCCGTGGAGTTGACAGATTGGGCGGTTGCATGGATGCGCATCGTCGGGGCGGGCCTCGGGGTCGACCCAATCCTGTATTGCACCCTCGACTACCTTCGACACCATCTCGTTGACAGGCGCGGGCTCGACCATCATGGGTTGTGGCTCGCGGTCCGCCAGCCCATCGAGGTAATCACCCCGGCGTGGCTCGAAAGGAAACTACGGGGCTTGCCTTGCACGCGGGTGGAAATGGTGCAGTGGTGCTCGGATGGGCGGATCACTGGGTACGGGAAGAAGATTGACCGTGACCTGATGGTGCTATGATGGATCTCGCCCTCGCTGTTTTTGCTCTCGCGATGATGGTTCTGGTTTGGAGGATCACGAAGTGCTCGAAGCCCTGATGACTGCGCTAATCACAGCCCTTGCGGGGCTTGTCGTCCGTTACGTGAGTAACCAGAGGGTAAAGCAGCTCCAGGCCGAGCTTGATGCTCGGGCCGACGTGAATATCGGATTGGAGCGAGACAACTACTGCTTGCGCCAACAGTTGGCGCGCCACGGCATCGCCGAGGATCATCCCCTGGCGCTGCCCAAAAACGAAGAGGTGGAAGCATGAACTGGGAAGCGATTGATAGGCGAATCGGCCAAGTGCTCGCGGCGATTGGAGCAATGGCCGCAACGGCGATGGCGATGGCGTGCCTGACCGGGTGCGGACCCATTCCCCCCGTGTGTGAGCCCTCGTCGTTTCGGTGCAACGGCGTCGGCTCTGTCGAGGCATGCTCTCCCGAGGGGCAATGGATCCGCACGGATGTGTGCTCGGACTTCGGCCCTGGCGCATGGGAGTGTGCCGAGGTCGAGGGCGGAGTGACGGCGTGCTACCCCAGGAACCTGACCGACCCTCGACGGAGCAACCCATGACACCGACAGCCGAACAAGTCCGCCGCGCCTATTCCCTCGTTCCCCCGCAGTACGGGCTCACCGTCTTGGACAAGACCAAAGGACCGGGGGCTTGGGCCGCCGAGCTTTCCGCCTTCTTCGTCGTGTCCCTCGGCTCGATGTCCAGGCAGGACTTCATCGACAAGACGGCGCAATGCGTTGGGCCGCTGCTTCTCATCCCCTTCGTTCCGGGGACGCCTCACATCTGGTTCGACTTCCTCGACCAGATCGGCACGTTGGGTCACGAAATCCAACACAAGCGACAGTGGGACGTGTCGCCCCCTGGTTTTGTCGCATCCTACCTCGCCGACAGCAGGGCTCG